TCGTCACGCTGGCCCCCGAGAAGTGGGACAACCTGCAGAGCTTCGCCAAAGCCGTGGCCAACCCGCCCAAGTCGGACAACATGGCCGCCTACCATGAGGCGATCGATCGCCCCGATCTGCTGGCCAAGATGGGCGATGCGCAGTTCACCCAGTTCGTCACCACGAACTTTGGCGAGGCCACGCAAAAGCAGATCGCCACCCTGCGTCAAGAGGCCAAGTCCGGCAAGACCGGCATGGGTGCCGACGACCTGAACAGCGCCACGCTGACCAGCGAGTTGGACAACCGCCTGACCTCGATCGGCCTGGCCAAGCCCAAGCCCAACGCCAGCGAAGACGACAAGGCCCAGTACGGCACGATCCAAAAGTTCCTGGCCGATGGCGTGCTGGCGCAGCAAGCCCAGCTTGGTCGCAAGATGACCGAGAAGGAAGTGATCCAGTACGTGGATCAGCAGTTCCTCAAGAACTACCAATTCCGCAGCACGTTCCTGGGCATGTCCGGGTCTGTGCAGTCGACGCCTTTCATGAAGATGAAAGTGGACGACATCCCCGACGAGCAATTGACCAAGGTGAAAGAAGCCCTGGCCAAGCAGGGCAACACCAGCCCGTCCAACGATCAAATCCTGCGCACCTTCTGGAAGAACCGCACTAATGGCTGACAAGAACGAATTCGATGATGCCGCCTCCAGCGTGATGCTGAACACGGCAACCGCCATCCGCGACAACGTCTACAACGCAGTACCGCAAAACCCCGCCCAGGTCGCCCAGCACGCGCAGATCGCCACCAAGCTGGGCATCCCGCTGGAGTCGGTGCAGTCCGACCCCGCCGTGGCCAAGCAGCAAGCGGCCATGCAGGGCTTCGACGCCCACAAGGTGGTCACGCAGTACCCGCACCTCGCCCAGTTCTTGACCGACCAGACCAACGCAGCAAAGTCACACAACGACCTTCAAACTTTGGCCGCCACGGAACAGTCGGTCAAGAGCCTACCCGCGCCCGCACCGGCCAGCGCAGCCCCCAACCTGGAAGCCGAGAAGGACAAGGGCGTGCTGGGCTGGTTGAGCGAGAACGCCAAGTCGATCCCCGATCTGCCGATGGCGGGTGCGCAGGGTCTGGGCTACAGCTACAACCGCGCGGCCAAGGCACTGAACCTGGCCGGTGGCGCTTTCCCGACCGTGTATGACAAGGCCGCCAGCCTGATCACCGGCAAGGACACCACCAACGCCCAGGACGCCTATTTCAAGCGCTTCGTGGAACCCCTGGACAACGACGCCAGTGCCTTTCAGTTGTCGCCCAACGCGACCTTCCTGCAAAAGCTGACGCATGGCGTCGGCGGCCTGGTGGGCACGCTGTCGCAGATCGCCCTGACCGGCGGCATGTCCGAGGCCCCCGCAGTGGCCGGGGCCGTGGACGCAGCGGTGCCCGCGATGACCAAGGTCGGCGAGGCCGTGGCGCACGCCACCAAGTCGATGGCGTTCCCCGCCATCACCGCTGCCGTCAACAGCGGCAACGACGTGTACGAAAAGACGGGCAGCCTGGCCGCCGCCGTCAAAGCGGCCACCGCCGCCTACGCCACCAACACCGCAATGGGCGTCATGCCCCTGTCGATGAATGGCAGCGTGGGCACACGCTTGGCGACGGGTTTTCCCGTAGGCGTGATCACGGGCGAAGCAAACCGCGTGGTGAACAACGCCGCGCTGCCAGGCAGCATGCAGGCCCCAGCCGGGGTGGAAGACGCCATCATCAACGGCTTGACCGGCTCGATGCTGGCCGGTGCGATGGGCCACAACCCTGCGCCCCATGAGATCGCCGTGCGCGAGATGTACGAGGCCAACCGCAAAGCCAACCAGGCCAGCGAGGCCATGCAAGGCCTGCAGGCCCTGGGCGAGTTGTCGGCCAAGTCCGAACTGCGCAAGAACGATCCCCAGGCCTTCAAGGACTTCGTGGCCAAGGTCACCGAAGACGGCCACCTGCCCGAGGTGTGGATCGACGGCAAGACGCTGGAAGGTGCCCTGGCCCAGGCCGGTATCGCCCGCGCAGAACTTGTGGCCAAGATGCCCGAGTTGGCCGCGCAGATGCACGAAGCCTCCGAGACAGGCGGCGACGTGAAGATCGACACCGCCGACTTCGCCACGCACATCGCAGGCACGCCCATCGAGGCCGCGATCCTGCCCCACCTGAAGACCGACCCCGAAGGCATGACCTTCAGCCAGGGCCAAGAGCACCTGGCCCAGTCGGAAAAGGACATGACCGTCCAGGCGCAAGGCCTGGCCGACAAACACAGTGTGCTGTCGCGCGAAGAGTTTGAGGGAGCTAACGGCAAAGCGGCGGTTGAATCTCGCGGCTCGCGCCGCCAGGTTTTGCTAGACGAACACAACGCTTTGCAAGCAAAGCCTGAATACAACCCGGAAGGGCCGCGCGAAACTGCTCTCAGCGCCGCTGTCAACCCACTGGTGAAGGATGCACGCGATGTGCTCGCCGCGCTGGATCACGCACTGGCGACCGGGCACGCAGACCTTGCTGCTGAACTTATCGCCAAGCTGGATCGGCTTGCGGAGCAGCAAGCGAGTGACGCGCGCGAGATGAACACCACGCCAGGGGTGCCGGAATCCTCTCCCAAATTCAACAAGATCAAGGCGAACTTGGAAGCCCGCCAGGCCCAACTGCTGGCGGATGCGAACGCTATGCGCGATCGCGTGGCCAAGGAGTTGGCGTCAGAGGATGGTCGCGCCTACGCCAAGTACCTGAACGAGCGGGCTGCCAAAGGCAACGAGGCCGCACGAGACGCCCAGTTAAAGGCGATCACCGACGACGTGCAGCGCCAGCTTGAAGCCACCGGGCGCTTCCCCAAAGACGTGTCCAAGCAGTATGCCGCCTTGCATGGCGCGTTCTATGACACGATGTCCGAGCGCAGGGGCATCACGCCCGCCGAGATGCGCGCGCGCATGCCTCTGACCATCAAGGCCGAGGGCGCTGGCGGCCTGGCCCAGTCGGATCAGGTGCCGGAACTCGTCGTCCAGCACAACCTAACCGCCGAGAATCTGCTGCATGCCAAAAAAATGGGCGGCATCGCCGTGCCATCGCTGGCGATCACCAAGGGCAAACACCCGCTTACGGGCTTTGGCGAAATCACGCTGCTGGGCAACAAAGACCTAGCTGATCCTAAGGGCTACGCCAAGACCAAAGTTTTCGGCGCTGACATCTATTCGCCACGCTACCCAGGCGTGGAACAGGATATTGACCGCAAGATGCTGGACAAAGTTGGAAAAGGCCTCGAACCTTTCGCCAAGCGCTTCGGCATGTACGGCAACGGCCTAGATGCTAATGAACTGTCGCGCAATGGCACGCGAGACTTGGAGCGCAACCCGGCCGTGATGGCCAAATTCTTGGCCGACCATGGTGTCGAACCCGCAATCGTGGACAAGCCTGCCATGGCGCCCGAGCGACTGGCGCGATTCAAGAAGTTTGGATTGGACGAATACATCGACAGCAAAGCCGATAAGTTCGATCTTATCCACGACAAGGGCTTCCGCGCTAAAGTCGTCAATGAGGCGGTTGACGCATATTCGACTTTAGATGGCAAGCGCGACGGCCTCATCTCCAAACTGCAAAGTGACGAAGATACACAATACAACTTCGCACGCAGTGTGGCCGACGAGATCATCCGCGAACGCCAGCGCATCAAATCCCCCGAAGCCGACCGCTATGGGTCGCTGCTCGCCATGGAAAAGCAGATCGCCGACGCTGATCTTGGTAAAGCGTTCAAAGAAAACAATGACGCAATCGTCTATGGCGCTTCCAAAGGCGAGCGCATTTTCCAAGGTTTTACCAACGCGGGCAATCGCAAATACATCCCGCACACCTTGGACAACGTAGTCAAGATTTTGAAGACGCAATTGCGTGGTGGCGAAGGCGTGAGCTACGGCGTCGGTTCTCTGCGCGCACATTTCACCCCTGAATTCAAGAGCTTGGACGCCATCCGTAAATCTAAAAGCCGATTGGTCAGCCCCGAGGAATTCGAAGCTGTCAAGAAAGAGATCGACAGCGACTTCGAGAACTTGCGCGAACAGATCGACCTTGACGGCAAGCTGCGCGCAGATACCCTAATAAGCGTACTGGAAGAGGCACCGAAACTGGGCTTGGAGCGCGCAGCCAAAGAATACGGCATCGACTTGAACCCCGAAGCCAAGCAGTCAGCCGTGAATTTCTTGAACAAGCTGCGCGAGTTGCCGACCGCTTACTTCGAGGCCAAGGTCGTACGCCCCGTTGACCCTTTGGAATTCAAGGGTGCCGTTGTTCCGCACGACGTTGACGCCGAAGCGTTGCAGTACCTAAAGGATCGCGGCATCACCGACATCCGCCAATACCAGCGCGGTGACGAAGCCGAACGTGCCGCCAAGATTGGCGAGTTCGGGCATTTGTTCTTCCAAGGCGAAGGCAACCGGGGCAGCTACCACCCCTCCAGGGTCGAAATGGGCCTGCTGAAAAACGCCGACCTGTCCACCTTCCTGCACGAGTCGGGGCACTTTTTCCTGGAAGCGATACATGACCTGGCCAAGTCGCCCGAGGCACCCCAGGGCATCAAGGACGACTTCGACACACTGCTCAAGGACTTCAAGATCGAGGGCGCGACGCCCGAAGAGCGCATGGCCAACTGGTCTGCGCGTGACCTGGAAGGCAAGCGCGAAGGCCACGAAAAGTTCGCCGACGGCTTTGAAGACTACCTGATGACGGGCAAGGCCCCGACGCCAGAACTGCAAAGCCTGTTCAGCCGCTTCCGTTCCTGGCTGATGTCGGTCTACCAGTCGATGCGCGGCGAAGTCTCGCCCGAAGTGCGCGACGTGATGGATCGCATGTTTGCCAGCCAAGAAGCGATCACCGAGGCCGAGCGCGTTCGCGCCTACGCCATCCCCGACCTGGCCGCCGAGCACGGCCCCCTGATCGACGAGTACAAGGCCCTGGGCAAAGAAGCCACCGAAGCCGCCATCGCCGAGATGCAAGCCCGCAGCCTGCGCGACATGAAGTGGGCTTCCAACGCGATGGGCAAGAAGATCAAGGAACTGCAGCGCACCGCCAAAGACGAGCGCGCCAAGATCACCGAAGAGGTGACCAAAGAGGTGATGGCCGAGCCAATCAACCAGGCACGCACCTGGCTGACCAAAGGCGAAACCACCACGCCCAACGGCGACACCATCAAGGTGGAGAAGGGCTTCAAGCTAAACACCGACGCCCTGCGCGAGATGTTCCCCAAGGGTGAACTGGGTGCCCCCGACGTGGTGGCCGAACTCAAGGGCCTGACCAACAAAGAGGGCATGCACCCCGACCTGGTCGCGGACATGTTCGGCTTTGGCTCGGGCAAGGAACTGATCGGCGCGTTGACCCGTGGCGAGAAGGCCAGCGACAAGATCAAGGGCCTGACCGACCAGCGCATGCTGGAGCGCCACGGCGACCTGATCGATCCGGTCAGCGTGCAACGCGCTGCCGAAGCCGCGATCCACAACGAAGCCCGCGCCAAGATGATGGCCACGGGCCTGAAGATGTTCACCAAGTCGCCCATGTCGGTGAACGAGATCAACAAGGCCGCCAAGGCTGCCGCCGACACCGCCGTGGCCGCCAAGGCCGTGGGCGAGTTGCGCCCCTCCCAGTACGGTGCCGCCGAAACCAAGGCCAACAAGGCCCTGCTCAAGCTGGCCCCCAAAGACCCAGCGGGCGCGGCCAAGGCACAGCGCGAAGCGCTGCTGAACAACCGGCTGTTCAAGTCGGCCAGCGAAGCGGTCGCCGATGTGCGCAAGGGCCTGACCTACCTGAAGCGGCTGCAAAAGCCCGCCGTGCGCGGCAAGATCGACGTGGACGTGCGCGACCAGATCGACGCCATCCTGGCACGCTTTGACTTGCGCGCCAACCCCACCGACACGCCCACACGCGCCCAGGTCAACTTGGAGAAGTGGATCGAAAGCCAGGCGGCTGCGGGCTACGCCCCCACCGTGTCGCCCGAGATGCTGGCCACCGAGTACCGCAAACCTTACCGCGAGATGACGGTCGAGGAATTTCGGGGCATGGTGGACACCATCAAGTCGATGGAGCACATGGGCCGCGAGCGCAACACGCTCATGATCAACGGCGAGAAGCACGCCCTGGCCGAGTACGTACTGACCCGCATCGTGCCCAAGCTGCAAGAGAAGGGCGACAACTTCAGCACCGACGACATCTACACCAAGCGCGAAGACCGAGGCCTTGGCCCGATCGCTTTGCACCTGGACAAGGTGTCAAGCTGGCTGCGCGGCCTGAACGCCCAGTTGAAGCCCCAGGAGTTCAAGCGCAACGACTTCGACCGCCACGAGTTGCTTGGCCCGTTTGGCGAAGCGATCTTCGATCCCGTGTTCGATGCGAACTACAACAAGGTGCGCATGCTCAAGGGCCTGTCGGACGACTTCCGCGTGAAGGCCGCAGACCTGGGCAAGGACTGGCAAAAGAGTCTGCTGGACATGCTGCCCAACGACATGCTGATCGACAAGATCGCCACCCAGGAAGCGGGCCAGCCAGTCTTCATGAAGCTGACGCGCGGCAAGCTGGTGGGTTTGGCCATCCACGGCGGCAACGAGTCGAACTTCGACAAGCTGACCAAGGGTTACGGCTGGGAACCCACCAAGGTGTGGGAGTTCCTGCACAAGAACATGACCGCCAAGGACTGGGAAGCCGTCCAGCACGTTTGGGACTTGTACGAAAAGCACTGGCCGGACATGCAAGCCATGTACCGCCGCCTGGGCCAGACGACCCCCGACAAGATCGAGCCGCGCGCCTTCAAGACGCCCTTCGGCGAGATGCGCGGTGGCTACGCTGCGATCAAGTACGACCCGCTGCGCAGCAAGCGTGGCGAGAAGGATGCCGCAGGCGCTGCGATCAACCCGTCCGAAGGCCTGTTCGGCAAGGACTACTTCAGCCGCACGGCCACCACCAACGGCTCGATGAACAAGCGGATCGACGGCTACACCGATGCGATCGATCTGAACTTCCACACCATCGAGCGCAGCCTGCAAGAGTCGATCCACGACCTGGCCTACCGCGAAGCCTTGATCAACGCCAACAAAGTGATCGAGAACGCCGAGTTCCGCAAAGCGTTCTTCAAAGCCTATGGCCGCGAAGACTACGCCGCGATGCAGGACTGGATCGGGCGCATCGCCAACAGCGACAACAGCGACCGCAACGTCGGCTCGTTTGGCCGCTTCTTGCAGTACACCCGCACCGGCATGGTGATGACCGCGATCGCCCTGCGTGCCACCACTGTGCTCAAGCACGGCGGCAGCGCAGGCATCAAGACGCTGGGCTACTTCACGGGCGGCGGCGAAAAGTTCCTGGCTTCGCGCATGGCCTCGATGGGCAGCGATTACTCGAACCAGATCGAGTCGGCCAAAGCCAAGTTCGGCGAGATCAACGCCCGCTTGCTGCAGCAGGATCGGGACTACCGGGCCACCGCGTCCAGCATGTTCGAGCCGGAAAGCGTGCAAAGCCAGGCCGAGCGCTTTGGCCACGCCGCTGTCGCCTGGTCGGACATGATGACCGCTGTGCCCACGGCCTGGGCGGCCTACGATCGCGCCATCACCGAGGGCATCCCCAAAAGCCAAGGCGGCACTGGCCAGCCCATGACCGAAGCGCAGGCCGTCGCCTACGCCAACAAGGTCGTGCGCGAGGCCCACGGCTCGAACGTCGAGTCTGCGCGCTCGAACATAATGACCGCGCCAAGCGAAGGCGTGAAGCTGTTCACGACGCTGTACGGCTTTATGAACAACAGCTACGGCCAGATGGCCGACAGCATCAACAAGTTCATGACCCCTGGCCTGGGCAAGCCCGAGATCCTGGCGCGCACCTTCATGGCGATCATCGTGCCTGCGCTGTGGGCACACTACCTGACCGAAGGCGCAGCCAAGCACGAAGAAAGCTGGGCGGTGTGGGCGGCCAAGGCGATCGCTGGCGAAGTCGCAGGCATGGTGCCGGTCGTGCGCGATGCCTGGAGCATGGCCGAGGGCTTCAGCCACGCGGGCGTGGTGGGTGCCGAGTCCTGGATGTCGACGATGGTTCACGCGGGCAAAGACGTGCTGCACCTCGCCCAGGGCAAGGAAGTCAAAAAGCCGATCCAGGACATCTCGGACGCGGTCGGCATGGGCTTGCACATTCCAGGCCTTGGCCAGTTGGGCAAATCGGCTCAGTACCTGAGCGACGTGTCCACCGGCAAAGCGCCAACGCCTGCGGGCACGGTGCGCGACAACGTGGTGGTCAACACCATGATGGGTGCCCCCAAGAAGGACTGAGGGTGTACAAGCGGCGGTAAGCCTGGTGGACACTCTTGCCATTCTTGAGGGTGTCCACCAATGATTTCCAGCACCACGCGCATCGCGGGGCCTTACGCCGGGACGGGTCTGCAAACCGTCTTTGGCTTCAGCTTCAAAGTCTTCCAGGCCTCCGACGTGCTGGTGGTGCAAACCGACGCACTGGGCAACAACACCACACTGGCCCTGACCTCGGGCTACAGCGTCTCGCTCAACAGCAACCAGGACACCTCGCCTGGCGGCACAATCACCACCGTGGCCACGCCCGCAGCGGGCACGACGATCACGATCTCCAGCCAGGTGCAAGCGCTGCAGGGCACGAACCTGACCAACGCTGGCAACTTCTACCCCACGGTCGTCAACAACGCCCTGGACTACCTGACGATCTTGGTGCAGCAGGTGTTGACGAAGGTCAGCAACTCCCTGCAGTTGCCGCTGAACGTGGTGGGCGTGAGCACCACACTGCCGACACCGTCGGGCGGCAAGGTGATCGGCTGGAACAACACGGCCACCGCGCTGCAAAACTTCAGTGCCAACGACTTGGGATCAAGCCTGGCGTATGGCCAGACGGCTGCGCAGATCAGCAGCGGCGTGCTGAACCAAACGGCGTTCACACTGTCGTCTTCGGCGGTGACGGTCAACAACCTGAAGGTGGCGGTGGGCGGTGTCAACCAGCGCCCAGGCATCGACTACACGCTGTCGAGTGACGGCCTGGTCGTCACGTTTACGACAGCCCCGCCTGCGGGCACGAACAACATCTGCTTCGTGTGGCAGCAGGCTTTGAGCATGGGCACCGTGCCGACCAATGGCGTGGGCACCGCGCAGATCATCGATGCCAACGTCACTGCAGCGAAGATCGTAGACCTCAACGTCACGCCCGCCAAGCTCGCCAACAGCGGCTATGAGCTTGGCATGCGCAACCGCATCATCAACGGTGGGATGACGATTGACCAGCGATACAGCGGTGCTGCAATTTCGGCTGCAACGCTTGGTTCGGCAGGTTTTATGGTGGACCGGTTTGGCTTTCAAGGGTCGCAGTCTGCAAAGTTTTCCGCGCAGCAAAACTCAGGCGGCGTTACACCCCCGGCAGGACTTACCAACTACCTTGGCCTTGTCACTGCTGCGGCGTTCACTGTTGGCGCATCAGACTCTTTTTCTGTGTATCAAAAAATTGAGGGCCTTAATGTTGCAGATATTGGTTGGGGCACAGCGAACGCCCAGCCGGTCACGGTTTCATTCCGTGTTTATTCGAGTCTGACTGGAACTTTTGGTGGGAGCGTACAAAATAACGCAGGCACTAGAAGTTACCCATTCACATACAGCGTGCCTGTGGCAAGCACTTGGACAACTGTTTCAATCACAATTCCGGGCGATACCAGCGGAACATGGCTCAAAGACAATAGCACGGGGCTATTCATCCAATGGGGTCTTGGTGTCGGGTCAACATACAGCGGAGCTGCCGGTGCATGGGCGGGTGCAAACTATGTTTCCGCAACAGGCGCAGTCTCGGTTGTCGGCACGCTGTCAGCCACCTTCTACATCACCGGCATCCAACTCGAAAAAGGCTCCACCGCCACGCCATTCGAGTTCCGTCCCTACGGCATGGAGTTGGCGCTGTGCCATCGGTATTTCCAAGGGTCGCAGCAATACTATGGGCTAAAAGTTGCCAGCGGCTACGCGCGGGTGTCATTCCCCATCCCCGTAATGCGAGCAGCACCCACGGTCACATACGCTGACAACGGGGGAACAGCAAACCGAATCAGCACATTCACAGGTGCTGATGTGCGAACGGATGGGCGAACTCCTGTTGCAGTCACTAGCGGTAATACTGGCGCATTTTTTGTGCTCCCAAACAACACCGATTCTGACATCGCCTTTACGACTATCGCGTCGTTATCTGCGGAGCTTTGAAAATGTACCAACTCATCACTTTCAACGGCCATAACCTTTGCATCGTCAGAGTTTCTGATGGGGCTTCGATACCCTTCGATGAAGCCAACACCGACTACCAGGCCTATCTAGCATGGCTGGCCGAAGGCAACACGCCGCTGCCTGCGGACGCACCATAAGCCGAGAAAGCAATGAATGACGCAACAAGTACCAAACTCACTTCTGGCATTTGACGGGGGAGCCTTGGGCCACCGCAATCGGATCATCAACGGCTCGATGTCGATCGACCAGCGCAACTCTGGCGTCAGCGTCAGTTCGGGCCTGAACGTCATCACATACACGCTGGATCGTTGGAGCGTTGCGGCCAGTGGTGCTGCCGTCACCGTGCAGCGTTTGGGTTCGCCAGGCAGCTACTACCTGAACATCACGGGCGCAGCGAGCAACACGTCGGTCAACATTCGCCACCGCATCGAAGCGGCCAACATTGCCGACCTGGCTGGCCAGACCGTCACGGTGTCCTTCGTGTGCAGTTCGACCACCGCCACGACCCTGGCCGTCACGGCGGGCTATGCGTCTGCGGCTGACAACTTCACCACCGTCACCCAGATCGCCACGACCAACAAGACGATCAACGCTGTGGGCAACACGTACAGCGTGCAGTTCACGCTGCCCGCCAACGCGGCCAACGGTGTCGAGTTGATCTTTGGCCTGACGAACTTCACCTCGGGCACGTTCTCGATCACCAACGCGCAGTTGGAACCCGGCCAGGTCAACACCCCCTTCGAGCGTTTGCCGGTGGGCCTGGACTTGGCGATGTGCCAGCGCTACTTTGAGGTGGTGTCTGGGGTGTCAATCTCCACCCGCCCAGCCTACACACCATACGGCTTCAAGGTCAGCAAGCGGGCCACGCCGACCCTGGCCCTGTTCGCGGGTGCCCTGGGCGGGGCCAACTACGTGGTGACCAACGCCGACGGGTTCACCTGCCCCGAGATCACCGTGGCCAGCAGCACCAGCGGCTGGTCGATCTCGGCCAGTGCCGAACTTTAAACAACCATGAACCAAAAATACAAGGACGGGCCGTGAGCATGACCGATGCGCAAGTACTGGCAATTTCGGGCGCTCTCGTCGCCTGCCTTTTCGGCCTACTGGCCACCGTGATCGGCTGGATGGGCGCTCGCGTCATCCAACGCCTGGACGCTGTGGTCGACAAATTGAACGACGTGGCGGGCGAACTGCACACCCGGATCAATGGCCTGGACACCCGGCTCACCCGCGTGGAAGCGCGCACTGAATGATCTACTCCAGCGAAGCGCGCAAGTACCTCACGGAAGCCTGCGAGGGCCACCCGCCCCGCATCTACCTGGATGCGGTCGGCGTGCCCACTGGCGGCTACGGCCACACCAAAGGGCTGACCAAAGACATGGTCGGCCAGCCGGTCAGCGAAGAGCAGGCCGACGCCTGGCTGTGCCGCGACCTGGACGATGCCGAGTATGCGGTCAGCCAACTGGTGCGTGTGCCTTTGACGCAACACCAGTTCGATGCCCTGGTCGATTTCACCTTCAACCTGGGCGCGACGAACCTGGCGCACAGCACGTTGCTCATGCTCCTGAACAAAGGGCTGTACGCCGCAGCCGATGCCGAGTTCGCCCGGTGGGTTCGCGGGGGTGGCCGGGTGCTGCCTGGCTTGGTCAAACGCCGCGCGCTTGAGGCGGCCTGGTTCAACATGAAGGACTGACATGAACTGGCTCGAACAGATCGCCCCGACCATCGCCACCGCACTGGGTGGCCCACTGGCGGGCCTGGCCGTCGAGGCGGTGTCCAAGGCCATTGGCGTTTCGCCCGACGAAACCCAGGCCTTGCTCAACAGCGGCAAGATGACCGCCGACCAGATCGCCCAGGTCAAGCTGGCCGAGGTCGAATTGCAAAAACAGGCCGAGCACCTGGGCCTGGACTTTGAGCAGTTGGCCGTGGCCGATCGCAAGAGCGCCCGCGACATGCAGGCCAGCACCAAGTCCTGGGTGCCCGAGTTCCTGGCCGTGTCCGTCACGGTCGGCTTCTTCGGAATCTTGCTCGCCTTGATGTATGGCCAGGTGGCCAAGACCAACGAAGTGATGATCATGCTGGGCAGCCTGGGCACCGCCTGGACGGGCGTGGTAGCCTTCTACTTTGGATCAAGCAAAGGCAGTGAGGACAAGAACCTCTTGCTGGCGCAGAGCACACCCAGCCCCTGATCTCGGGGCAATATCCGGGGCAGTATGTTGGGAAGCGAGGGGCGGCGTGGGTAGATCTTCAGAGGGGAAACTGCCCCAAACTGCCCCAGGATGCCCCAGCAGACTGGGTTCGAATCCCATCAGCCACCCCACACTTTCCCCTTAATAATCAAATAGTTAGCGTTTTTCGATGCCCGGCTGGGGCAATTCCAGGGCAGAAAACGATTTCTCCAGGCGCGCCATCTCGGCGGCATTCTGGTCGCCATCCATCCAGCGCGCGTAAGTTTTGTGGAACATCTCGATGCTGTGCCCCATCTGGCGGGCGCAGAACGCAGCGTTCATCCCGGCCATCAGCATGGCCGTGGCGTAAGTGTGGCGCATGTTGTAGGGGCGTCGGTAGCGGATGCCCAAGCGCTTGAGCGTGGGCGTCCAGTAGCTTCTGCGGAAGGCTCGCTCGTCCACCCAGGCCTGGCCGTATCGCGGGTCGTGGAACACGTCGGTGCCACCAAGCTGGGTGTGCTTGCGCTGGCGCTGTAGCGCAGCAAGCGCGCGGCTATTGAGCAGCACCGTCCTGGCCACGTTGGTCTTGGTGCTGGCCTTGCGCTTGCCACGCACCACGGATTCACTGACTAAAACCTGACCACTGGCCAGATCGACGTTGGCCCACTGCAGGCCGAAGATCTCCCCGGTGCGCATGCCCGTCCAGAACCAGAACTCCACGAAGTTGCCGATCTGCGGGTCTTGCTTGGCCACCAGGTCGGCCACGATCTTGTCGGCCTCGATGCGGCTGAACGGGTCGGGCGGCTCCTTTTGGTAGGCGGCAGCGCCGATGCTGGCCACTGGATTGTCGGGGATCAGCCGGTCGGCCACGGCCAACTGGATCGCCTCGCGCAGCACGCTCATGTAGTTGTTGACCGTCTTGCCACTGAGTTCGGGGTGGGCTGCGGTGGCGGTCATCACCTTGCTGGCCACCAGGCGGCGCAGCGCCAGGTCGCCCAGGTTGTTCTTCCAGAAGTTCACGGCGCTGGCGTACCCGGCTTTGGTCGAGTCGGCGATCCGCTTGGCGTTGAGCCAGGTGTCCAGTTGGCTGGCCACGGTCAGCACGGCACCCTCGCCACTGGCCGGGAAGTACTCGGCCATGCTGAACTGGTCGTGGTTGATCTTGCCCCGGATCTCTTCGGCCAGCCGGTGGGCGTACTTCACGTTGGCTGCGGTGGGCTTGATCGGCTCCCCGTTGAGCGTGATGGTCTTGCGATAGAACTTGCCCTCGAAGGGGAAGCGCAGCCGGATGCTGGCTTCGCGCACTTCTACCCAGTCGCCTTTTCTACCCACGATGTGTAGCCTTTGATGGAGATGAAAATCCCGCCGTCGGGCGAGCGTCGGTACTCGCGGCCCTCTAGCCACTTGCCGTCCTCGATCTTGCGACGGATCGCCTTTTCTGACAGGCCGGTGATGATCGCCGCCAGGGCGATCGTGACATACGGGGCCGGTGTAACCGGCGGGGCTGGGTTCATAGTTTGTACCTATCTCGGCAAGGGGCGCACGCGCCGCACACCAGGCGGGCCGACCACCCCCCGCACAGTTCGCAGTCGCCAGGCTCGCCCTGGGGGATCGCTGCGGCCCGGTTCTGAACCTGGGCCACGGCGGCGTCTACGGCCTGCTGGGTGCGTTCGCTGGCCAAGTCCAGGTTGTCGGATGCGTTGCTCATTGTTCGACCCCTTCGAGGCGATCGGCCACCAGCTTGGCGTAGCCAGCGATGTCGATCCACGAGTCGGAGTAATTGGGGTCGCCGTTGACGATGCGCCCGATCTTGTGGCAGATCATGTCAAGGGCCTCGCGCTGGTCTGCCGAAAGGTTCACGCCGTGGTTGGCTGCGTGCAGGAAAGCGGCGTGCTTCAACTTCTGGGTAACGTCGGCGTGCCCGGTGAACTTGCCGTAGCGCGAGCCGCGTTCGGCCAGTACAGCGTCGACGTTCGCGGGCTTGTGCTCGACTGTCTGGCAGCCTGCGTTGGGGTCTTTGTTCATAGATAGCCTTTCGTTTTCATTGCGTCTAACAGGATGTCTTGCACCTCGCGTTTGGTTTGCAAGCGTTCTAGGATCATCTCGTCGACGGTGTCGGCGGCGAGAATGAAGTGCATGAACATGGGCCGCTTGTGGCCAGCTTGAAGCTGACGCACCGGGCCGATACGTTCAATGATCTGTTGGTGCTCTTCCAGGTTCCAGTTGACCGAGAAGAACGCCAGGATGTTGGAGCCGTCCTGCAGGTTCAGGCCATGGCCCGCGCTGGCCGGGTGGGCGAACAGCAGGGGGATCTTGCCCGCGTTCCAGTCGTCGATCGTGCTGCTGCGCGAGTCAAGCTGGCGGCCTTCGGGAAAGCGCTTCATCAGCCTGGCCAGGTCGGACTTGAAGTGGTAGGCCACCAGCACCGGCATGCCTGCGGCTTCCTCGACGATCTCTTCCAGGGCGTCCAGCTTCTCGTCGTGAATGGTCTTCCACTCTTTGCCGTCTTCCAGGTACGCAGCGCCGTTGGCGATCTGCAGACACTTCATGGTCTTGGCCGCAGCGTTGAGCGCTTCGATCTGCTCGCCCTCGATCTCCATGAACATCTTCTTTTCCATGTCCTTGTAGAGGATGCGGGCCTTGGCGGGCAGATCCACCGTGATGGTGTTGACGATCGGCTTTTGCAGATCGAACCAGTCGGCTGCGTCGATCGTGATGCACACGTCCTTGAGCGCGCCCTGGATCTGCGCTTGCGCATCGTCGGTCGCCTCCGTGCCGTAGCCGTCATGCGATGCGCGAAACCAGCGCTGCTTGAAGCTGTCGAAGGTGCGGCCCAAGCGCTGGCCAGAATCGATGAACCACATCTGGCCCCAGAGGTCTTGCAGGCCGTTGGGGCTGGGCGTGCCGGTGAGCAGGATGATGCGTTTGATCTTAGTGTGCGCCACGCGGGCCAGGGCCTTGGCGCGCTGCGTGCCCTGGCGAAGCCGGAAGCCCTTGAGCTTGGTGGCCTCGTCGATCACCACGGTGCGAAAGGGCCACTGCGTGCCCAGGTGCTCGACCAGCCAGGGCAGTTGCTCGAAGTTGGTGGTGTAGATCGGCACCTTCACGCGCAGGGCGTTCTGGCGTTCCTGCAACCCACCGCAGATCGGGATCGCCTGCAGGTGCTTGAGGTGGTTCCACTTGCGGATCTCCTGCGGCCAGGTGGTCTTGGCCACTCGCAGCGGGGCGACGACCAGTACGGGGTACACCTCTTCGACCAGGTTGAGTTCTTCCAACGCGGTCAAGGTGCTGACGGTCTTGCCCAGGCCCATGCCCGCCCACACAGCGCACCGCTTGATGCCCTGGATGAACTGGATGACCAGGCCCTGGTAGCCGTGGGGCTTGAAGTCGATGGCCATCAGGCGATGACCTTGAAGTCGCCGTCGCACTTGAACGTGCAGCGGCCTTCCATGAAGGCGACGATGGCTTCGACACCCTCAATGCTGTCTGTCCAGTAGACCATCGCCCCGTGCTCGCGGCGGCGGCGATGGTCACGCTTTTGCGCATCGGTGGGCCTGGCACCCGTGGCTTTCAGTTCTAGGAACAGAACCACATCGCGTGCGGTAAGGATGCGGTCAGGCACGCTGCGGCGCTGGGGGCTGGTGAACTTGTCGCAGAGGATGTCTTCCGCTTTGCAGCGCTTGACCAGGTGGGCTTCGATGTCGCGTTCAAGCATTGCTCTGCCCTTCCACCGCTACCCGGATGTCGGCGCACAGCTTGTCAATGTTGTCGCGCTCTCGGACGAGCCAATCCACTTCGGCGTGGAAGTAGCCCATGCCGCGATCGCGCTCTACTTGGATTTTGCGGATGGCCCCGCGCGCCTCCTTGAGGATTCGACGGGCTTCGATCAGCAGTTGTTGGGTTTCAGGGTCGAGGGTCATGCAGGTCTTTCAGTTGTTGCTGTGCAAGTATACAAGCAAAATACAAGCGGTACCGTATACGTGACTTGTTTTTAATCCTTGCGGTATCGAAAAGCCTCGAAGCCTGCGGCGGCCAGTGGCAAGCCTTCGGCCCAGTCGGGTGTCACGGACATCAGGCCGCCCATCACGTCGGCGTTGAACTCGTCGGCGTTGGGGGCTTCGGCGATGATCTCGTCGTGGACGGTCAGCACGATCTCGTAGCCCGAGTCCTCGATGGGCTGCATGCTGGAGGCCAGCACGTCACGCGCGGCGGCCTGGGTGATGTTCTCGGCCAGCTTGCCGCCGTAGGTCTTGAGCCGCTGCCAGCGCCGGGTGTACTGGTCGATGCCCATGTAGGTCAGCTTGCCGTCCTCGGCCTGGGGGCTGGGGTAGCACAGGTATCGGCCACTGGGCAGACGGATGCGCAGCCAAGCACCATCGCGCCGGATCTTGTGGCGGCGGCAGGTGAAGGTCTTGCCGGGGTAGTTCACCGCGTCGATGCAGGTCTGCTCCAACTCCTTCCACCAGGTGCTGATCGCTGGGTGGGCGTCACGCCACAAGCGCTTGAACGACTCGCACACCAGCCAGGCGTTGTCACTCAGCCCGTGCTGGCTGCGGCCCTGGTCGCGCTGCCACAGCAGGAACTCGCGGGCCTGCTCCAGCGTGTCGTCGGGGATGCCGCCGATGGCCGCTTCGCCCATTGCTTCCAGGTCGATGCCGTACGCAGCGGCGAACGTCAAGAAGGCACCGACGCCGCCCTGGTAGCCGAGCGCCAACTCCTGCACCTTGCCGACCTGGCGCTGGTCGCCCGTGACCTGGCCAGCGTCGATGCCAAACGACTTGGCATAGGCCAGGTTGTACAGGTCGTGGCCCTTGCGGATCGGTTTGCGCTTGGCCTCATCGAAGCCGATGATGGTGTCGAAGTCGCGGAAGGCTTGCAGCTTCCACGCTTCACCGGCAAGCCAGGCCAGCATGCGGCCCTCGATGTTGGACAAGTCGGCCACCACCAGCTTCTTGCCAGGCGGGGCGACGATCACGCCACGAATGGCGCTGCTGGTCAAATCCATGACGGTGCTCATAGTGTCTCCGAGTCAATCGCAAGGCACACCAAGGCGACGACAAACATGTAGGGGGGTGCGTTGAAGTGCAAGCACAGGGCGATGGCCAGAACAGCGCTCATATCAAATCCTCGGCGTTGGCTTTGAGCGCTTCGATGCCGCGCTCGATCTCTTTGTTTTTCAGGGTAGGGCGGGGCAGGTTCTGCGGCTGCAGCAAGCGGCCCGCCCATCGCCCGGTGCGCAGCGCGCCACAGAAGGCCAGCAAGCCACGCAGACGGCCATCCCTGCTCACGCCATTGACCACGCGCTTGTACTTGCTCACGGACGTTTTGCTGGCCTGCAGTCGGATGGCCAGCAGTTCGCGCAGGGCCAGGGGTAAGTCGGGATCTTCGACGCGGCGCTCCAGCGTGCTGCCGGTCAGGTCTGGCAGGCTGACACCGTAGGCTTCAAGGATGTGGCCCAGCAGCTTGTCGCGTTGGTTCGTCGATGCCACCGCGCCATCGGTGCGGGCCAGCGTCTCCACCGCGTAGTCCTCTTGTGCCCTGGTCGATGCACGGATGGCGGCCACGGCCAGGTCGATGTCCATGCACACGCCGCGATCGTTGATCCGCTGATCCAGTTCCCACAGGGCGCGCTCGTCGCCCCGGTAGTTCCAACGCGGCAGGCGGTTGTACACCTCGCGCATGGCGATGATGTCCAGGGCACCGTAGTCGCGGAAGCGCTGCCACTCCAGAGGGTGGGTGTGCTTGGTGGCGCGGCGCAGCTTGCGGCCCTTGGGCTGGGGCTTGCAGAACAGGCCGATCCAGGTCTTACCCTCTTTGTCCTTGGCTTTGTCGGTGGGCACGCCCAGGATGTCACACAGTTGGGCCAGTGCGCCTGGCAGGCTGTGGGCCATCGCGCAGATCATGGTGTCGAAGATGCGCTCGACAGGGATCACGATGTCGGTGGCGTGCCGGATCACGGTGCGGTCGAAGGCCGAGTTGTGGATCACGACCTCGTACTGAGGGTCTGCCAGCAGCGCCAGCAGATCGTCGATGGGTTCGTCGTGGTCGCGCAGGATCACCGGGCCATCGCCCACGGCCCACTGCCACATGATGACTTCAACGTCTTCGGCGTAGCGGTGAACACCGTTGGCGATCGGCGTCTCGCAGTAGGTTTCGGTGTCGAGGAAAAGGGGGATTGTCATTCTGGTCTTTCGCTTATGCAAAGCCGAGGCCTTGCAAAAGCGCCCTGGCCGAAGCCAAGGCGAACCCGTTATTGCAACGGCATCTCGTCGGCCCCGACGAGTGTCAACTTTTTCTTGCCCGGTGCAGCCGAGGGGGCCGCGCTCAGGTCAATCGTGTTTTTGCCCACGGCGTTCAACTGCCGGTCGATCGCGTTCAACGCAGCCGCACCGATGTGCTGGGCTGGGCTGAACTCTTTTTGGTCAGGGGTGCAGGACGGGTGGTCTTGCAGTTGGACGGCCACGCTGCCGTCCTCCTGGTCTTTGATGGTGATGACAATGAGGGCCATTACTCTTTCGCTTTCTTTGGTTTGCCGGTCTTGTGGCGACGGCCAGGGCCGGACTTGGTGTAGGAGATGTTCTTGTCATCCCCGCGTTTGGTGTGACCCCGGCCAAGGGTTGGCCAGATGTCTTGCAGTTCGGTGCGGTCGCTCATACCAAGTCCTCTGCGTCAGCGCCGTCGGCGATCACTTCAAAGTCGCCAGTGTCTGCAGCCTTGCCGCCACCTGCGAACGCATCGCCGTCCTTGAAGAACTGGACGCCTTGCAACTGGGCGTTGATCTTCTTGCCGTACTTGTTGTCCTGTGCCCAAACGTCGATGATCATGTTGACGTAGCAGCCCGAGTAGGGCTTGCCGTCAGCAGCGACCAGGGGCGTGGCGTCACGGTCGACGACGGTGGGGCGCACGGCGTTGTAGCCGTTCAGGTACAGGTTGCCTTCGTAGCCGTCCAGGGTGGCCTTGGCGTCACCGTTGTGGATCAGCAGGTTGTCGCCAGCGGTCATCTGCTTTTTCATGGCTGGCCACTTGGCACCCCACTTGGCCGCACCGACTTCGTCGATGATCTTGTTCAGTTGGGCCACGCAGGGGTGATC